GGAGAACCTGATAAGCAACTGGATGATTTGATCAAGGCAAAGCGAAGCCTAGAGACCGCAATCGAGCTGCACAAAGAAATTTACGGCAACGGTATTGTTCGCCATGGGTGAGAAAGTTAAGTACGTACGATTCCGCTTTACCGGAACTCTTGAGGATCTAAATGAAATCAGGGACGAAGTAGAAAGGGTTATGAAGGACCATGGTTGGAAACGTGGTTTCTCAGAAATGGCACCATTAGAGGCCAATCCTGAGATCTATGCCTTGGCTACAGGTTGGAAACGGTTTAATACCGAGACCTAGCGTTTACCTTGCCCTCGATAGATCTTTCGACCGCCAGATCTTTTAGTTCTACCTGAAGCTTTCTGAGAGCGAACTCTACGTCCATTACCGATACGAGTTCGCTTAGGTCTTCCACCAATAAAGTCTACGCCGCTGAATGATTTAGGCATTTTGATAATTAACTAATAATGATTCCCCAGCCGGAAGAGTCACCTTCAATAAGCCAGCGCTTAAGAATATGCTCATAGGGATATTTCAAATTTTTGCCGTTTGTGTTATTTCGGTAGATACCCCTCACCGTATCCATCTCCCCGAAAGGATCACAAACGATCAAATAGTCTTCATCCATTCCGACAACAACAATCCAATGCCCGTTCCCAACAGGAGCGGAACTAGGCCCTTTATGGAGGATTCCAATAGGGATAGGAATACCATCACGAAGCTGTGCTTCTATATCAGACAAATTAAGATCCCGTCTAAAAGACGCTTCTACGCCGTAACTCTCTAAAGCACATACCTGCGCGAAGGGATCGGTAGTGTCGCCGTATTCCTGTACTCTGCTGAGATAGTCATCATCTTTATGACCAATCAATACACCCGGAAGTAGATAGTTAAGAGCCATAGCACAGGAGCTTGAAAAGCACATGCGATGGCCTTGTTCAGTCTCACTATCCAGCTGTGAAAAGAAAGGAACGTTTAATTTGAGATTAGGCTTAAATTTATTCTTAGTAATAGGCGGTGCGTACTGATCCATAAGCTTGATTAACTTATCTGCGTAGGTTGGGTCTGTTGCATAACCCTCTTTCACCAGCAGTTGAGCTGCTGCTTCCCTATCTCCAGCACGATTTATACCCTTGAATTCCTTAAAGTCCTTGTACCAACGTTGGACTACGTAATCTGCAGATTCCTGAATGCTGCTGAAGTTTTTGAACCAAGCTCGAATCGTTACCCATTCACCGTCAATATATTCTTTGGTGTCTTTCCTTGTGCAATAAAGCTCTGGACGTCGGCCAGAACCTTTTACACCCCAATAGTTAAAAGGTGCTGAAGGGTATTTACCGAAACCACTTTCTAAAGCCCATTGAGCGGCAAGAAGTTCAGGAAACCTCGCACCTGCCTTTACAGCAGCGTTTGTTATCCCACTCCAACTATTATCTATCTTGCCCGTCTTTTGTACTGTCTCAGCCGGTGTTCTATAGAGTTGAACCCATATCGCACTGTCGGTTAACAGGCTGGGATCTGTTTCCTCTATGTCCTCTTGCAGTTTGAGTATGGCGTTGACATGACTCTTGTTAGAAGGGTCGTAGTAACGGAAAAAGTCGGTTAATTTACCTTGACCGAAGATTGTCATCTCTCCTGAAAAATCTACTGCGAATTTGAAGCATGCCTCCTAACAGGCGCTGAGCCCTAGTGCCGTCTGGCGGATGCTCAAGGTATTCAGTACTTGGTTCAGGTTGCTGCTGCGCTTCCCTCCAGCGCCGCTCTTCTTGATCAAGCTTGGCTTTTAGTGTTTTATAAAACGCTTTTGCTTGGAAGTAACGGCGGAGTCTTTGGAAAGGATCGATTGATTCAGACCAGAGCAGCTGACCGTCAGGCGGCAAATTTACTTTCCCTTTTTGTTCTGCAGCAACGTGTTCAGTGCAGAAACAGCAAGCTGGAACAGGGAATTAGATTGAACTTTTTGATTTGGGATAAGCGCCAAGATCTCGGAGATGGCCGTGAGAATAACCCAAAAAATTGGAGATTCGATAAAGCCCACTTTTATAATTGCGGAGGAGCTGTCTTATTGTAACCAATTAAAATTTGATCAAGCTTATAATCCATTCTGTCGATTCTTGCATCCAATCTTTCTAGGATGTTTTGAAGATCAGCCTTATCTACGTATTCTTGAGCAAGACGAAGTTCGATGGTGTCCATTCGATTTTCGATAAGTGCAACGTGTGATTGCTGCTTTTGATCAATCGCTTCAAACTTCCGGCCAAGAGTGACTATTGCAGAAAGAGCGCCACCTGAAATGCCTAGAACAAGACTAAGAGGTAGTAAAGGTTCCACGACAAGACGACGCTCTTTTACAAGTATAAGAAACTCTTTTAATATTAAGTTGGAAGTACTGGGCTCAAGGGCCAGTCCACTACCTCAATAAGTTCTTGATCTAAGTAACTCGCTGGAAGGTCGCGAAGTTCTTGACGATATTCAAGAATCTGAGTTCTTGTGCCTTCGGAGTATCTGCTAAAAACGTCCTGCAATAGAAGATAATCAGTAGCACCTAGCCTTTGATTTCTTTCGGCTCTAAGTTCAGTGATGTTCATAATTTAGCTAGCAAATGGATTGTTAAAAGTACGGACAACTACCGTGCCGTTTTGCCTTACCTGAGAGAATACAAAATATTCATCGTTAGATCCGCACAAGCTGATGCAAGAGCCGGAAGTTGGAACGTTCGTTGAACCGAAAGTCATAACCGTGGAAAAGATATCCTGAATGGTCATTTTGTAGTTATCATTAACATCGATATAAATCTTAGCTAGTCCAATACCGCTACCAAACGGAACAATCCAACAGTCGGCGTCCTTAGTCGGGATACAATAATTCTGATTTCTTTCGGTATTACTTATCAGGTTGAGGGCACCAAGACCCGTTGGAACATAGTTTAATTCAGATAGATTACCACTACTGTCGGCAACTAAGTAGCCTCCAGAGATAAAGAACAGGTAAGACCCGTTGGACAAATGGAAGCCTGGAGACTGGCTGGTCCAATACGCTCCGCCAAGGCTAGATTCAGAACCCCTAGATGCTGATTGCCCATAAATACAGGAGAATCTTTGCTGGCTACTGCTGTTGTAGTAAGCAATCATTCCTCCAGGGGATAGATCGGCTTTGCTCTGTTTAGCGCAAGGCCAGCAGTAGTTTGTCGAAGTAGATGAGCTAATATCCGAATATTCCTGTGTGTAAAAGCTACTATAACCGTCGTAGTACATATTGTAGTGATAGTACCGACTGGTCGACTGGTTATACGATGATCGCCGACCATAAAAATTGGAATTTACAGAGCTTGCACCACCTACAACGCCGCCGTTGGAATGAGGCCAAGCATCTGGTTGGGGATTACCTGATCCGTAGTTGGCAATTTGAGCGCTGCTATTGAATCTGGCACCATAAACAGTGCCTTTGTGTGTAGAACTGTAATTTGGGCTTTTATGATGGCCGTGATTAGTCACCATCATCCCGATAGCGCCGTGATGGCAGGTGCTAAAAGTGGAACCATAACTATGGGAATAAAGTTGTGTTCTATTGAAGGATCCAATAGAACCATTCGCTGGATTTACCTTGAAACCTACGGCCCAAACGCCACCACCGCCAGAACCGCTTGCTGGATGGGGATCGAATAACCCACCAAAACATCCATCGGTAGAAAGCTGGTGGAAGGATTGATAAGATGCTGAACTAATATAGTTATCACTAGTGCTAGTGCTTAAATTCTGAGTAGTGCTATCAATTTCCACCATCTGGTCGGTCAAGAGCGGATTGCCGCCTCCACCGCCACCACCACCGCCGCCAACAGTGAATCCAGGGAGAGAAGAAAGATTTGTCATGACTAATAATTAATGAGTGTAGATTTACTTAACGAGCCAACCGGTTGTTGCATCGCCGCTGTATGTCAGCGTGAGAACAGCGCGATCAACATTTAAGACTAGATCAGCAGCTTGTCCGACAATGTTGTTTCCGTTTTGTGCGATTGTGACTGGGTATGTTGCAAAACAACCTTCTGTATCTGCAAGAACAACAAACTGTCCCGCAGTTGGAGAAGCGGGGAGATTAGCTGTGAAAGAAGCAGCACTGCTATCCACTAGATAGCGTACGTTTGCAGTAAGTGTGATGCCGTTATCCGAATCATTGATAGCTGACCAAGTTGCCAGCGACTCAGGAATGTCTGCCGCTAGGGTTAGGTCATCAATTGTTAGGGTCTTTGTACTCGTAACAAGAGTGTCTACCTCTACTGTTCCAAAAGCCATGATTAAAAAATAAAAGGATTAAAGGCTCTATTAGCATTGCAGTTATTGCAATGTATCCCTCGAAATAATTATACTGGCTCTTCAGGCCAGACAATATCCCAAGGGAAACCAGATTGCTCAGGGACGTTTCTCAACTCTGTGCGGTGTTGAGCCCAAGCGTTTTTGTCATTCTCAGACAAAGGGCTGTCATTAAATTGTGTCCAGTCGGAGCGTGTCAACCTGGCATTTCTTTGAAGGCGTGAAACATCTGCTTGATATGCGTCAGCAGAAGCAACCTCTGACTCGGTCATTGAACGGATTGACCAACCCTTCTCCCACAGGTCGCTATCAACTTGAACTGGTGTAGATTCCTCGACAACCTCATAGCGTCCAGGCTCAGGTGAACGTGCATCTTGGAAAAACGCATACCCTCGACTGACTACATCCTCTGAAGCCCAAGGCCGTTGAAAAGAAACATTCGGGAAAAGAGAACGAAACTGATGCTCGTTAATCGGAGAACCTACTGGATTACCAGCCTCTATTTGAATAAACATAATAATCAATAAGTAGCAAGAACAGTCCTGTTATAAGGAATTGTTGGAGGAGACGAGGGATCGTAACCGGATCCAAGTGTATGAATAACGACTAAACCACTTCCGTAAGAAGTGCTGCCTGAGTTATTACCTATACCTCCATAACCAAAACCCAAACCCGTTGGTGGCGTACCTGGAGCAAGGGAATAATCACGGTTGCTTGAAGCAAGACTAGGAATATTTCGACCACTACCTGTTGCTGTTTGAGCATGGAGAATCCCGGATGATCCTATATACCCAGAACCACCACCAGAACCGCTACTCCAAGAACTTCCGCCACCTCCATAGTATCCACCACCTCCACCAACTCCAGAAGATAAGTAACCACTACTATGGTTACCAGAAGATTGACCGCCACCGGTATAACCATCTGAACTCGATTGAGCAGTTAATCCACCACCAGCGCCTCCATATGCGTAGCCATTAACTTGACCGCCGCCACCACCGCCAGCAATTATTAATGGAGTAGAGCCACGGAATAAACCAGAAAAGCCGCCACCAGAACCTCCAAAAGACTTATAGGAAGCGGCGTTGTTTGATACATTACCAACTCCCACGTTTAGAGATTCGCCAGCAGTTACTGGGATGACACCTATAGAGCATCCACCCCCTCCTCCGTCACCACCCCAAAAACCATTTGGGAAACCATCGGGGAAACCACCAGAACCTAAACAGAACGCATGGATATAGACAACGTCAGCAGGTACTGTCCAGGTATAACTTGTGTAACTTCGCGGAGCGTAAAAACGATAAGTTCCAATATATTCTTCTCCTGGGTCACTAAGGCCGCCCCCAAGAAGAATTTTTTGTGATGTGGGATCCATTTTTAATCCCTCGCGTTAGTAGCCATAATCAACGACTGCAGTTCCTCTGAAACAAGAACCGCCGTCGTCAGTTGAAAAAACAAAGAGGTGGTCCTTGCCAGTCGAAAGTTGCGGAGCATTTCCTCCAGGCCATTTGACTTCTGTGGGCCATGCAATAGTGCCAGAAGTATGTCTTACTTCTAGAACGAATGAATAAGACCTAGAACTTGGGATATTGGTGAAATTAAATTGATTGGTGGAGCTTGTTTCCTGGGTGAAGTAATTTCCTTCGCTGCAGTCAACAGTGAAAACGTTAGTACCTAAATCGACGACATTGGATACATAAACACCACTTAAATCCAAGTCTGTGGATGGGATAGAAACGTTGATTCCAACTTTCCCACTCGGGTCTACTAGGAAATTGCTGATTGCGACATTTCCGGAAGGGTCACATGCAAGTCTTGAAGTCCCGTTTGTTGCAATTACAGCTGTATTGTCTTGAAAAAAGATACCGGTATCGGTATCAGCGCCTGTGAAAGCCGGAGCCGTGGCTGAACCGTCTACACCAGAAATCCCCGTTGCCCCGTTGATAGAAATAGACATCGTTAGTGATATGTAAGATTACAGAACAAGGAGAGTTGAATCTGCCGGAACTGTCAAAGTAGCGCCGGTTGCGATTTCTAATGGGCCTACAGTCAGTGCATTCTTCCCACTTGTGATTGTGTAGGAAGTTGACACGGTTTTATCGAACTCGATAACTACCTCATCAGTACCGCCACCAGTCGCACCTCCACCACCAGCACCACCAGCCAGGATAAAGCTGGTTCCATCAAATACTTTAAAAAGGGGAGGAGTAACGCTGGTATCAAGCCAGGTTTCGCCAACTGAGTTACCCGCAAATCCACCAGTACCCGGAGTGGAGTTGGGAGCATTAGGTCCAACAAATGTCGGAGCGACCTTAATTAGAGCGCCTGAACTACCTTTGAAGAAGACGGCTGGATCGCTATCGTTGTACTGAATAGCAATCTGACCATTTGCCAGATTAGAAGGATCAGGCCTCTTGTCAGCTGTGCCGCTTCTTAGATTTTGAATTGGAACCGTCATAATAAAATTAACCCACTACTTGTGGCGATTAAGGTTCAATAAGTACCGGAATCGATAGCTACAGTTGCTGTGTTGATAATAGCTATTACTTGATTCGGAGTTAAATCTTCAGGGACGCCAGTACCACCAGCCCCTTCTTGACGACCTTTGATTGTCGCCTGGGTCATATCGGCTAGCTTTACGTTTGTAACCAGACCATCTGGAATAGAACCAGTCGAGAACTGAGTGAACTCAATGTCACTCACATCAAGAATGGGGTCTTGCGTGATCTGAACAAACGCGATGTTTTCGTTACTGGTCCCCTCCTGAATAAAGGTAAAGGAACCAGCAATCATCTCCGCCGAAGCATTGAAGTCGGGTGCGCGAGTCAGAACAGTGGGTGATGAAGCGTCACCTGTTGCTGAAACAACATATATGCCGTTCTCGGTTTTATTAACTTGGTCTTGAAGGAGAACTCGATCATCAACATCAAGGGTTACACCATCTATAGAAACTGCGCCGTTACCAATCGCCTGAAGATATAAGGTATGAGCAACTTGAATGGCACCAGATCCGGTATCTGTGATATTTACCGGAGAACCGCCTTCTGATGCAGACAGTTGGAATGTATTTGTTGTAGAACCGACAACAAAATAAAGAACCCCACTATCTAAACCACCAGGAGTGGAACCTCCAGTGGAACTGATGAAAACGCGATGTCCATTGCTGAACGCGTGTGAATTCGACGTTAATGAATTGGTAGCTGTATCTACAGAGGAAACTGCTTCGACTGTATTAAAGTATGTGCCAAGGAAATTAGCAAGAGAAGCTGCTCGGCATGCCTGTTTAAGGGTCAGACCTTGAGCAACACTGTCTGCATATTCGCGGTTTACAGCATCTGTTGCAGCTAGAGGTGCAGCAATATTGGTTAGACGAACACCGTTAAAGTTGACAGCAGTCGTAGCACCGCTAAGGACGTTGTCAGGGTTTACATCAATTGTTACTTCGTTGTTAGCACTTGATGCAACGGAGATCTTGTTGGAGAAAGGCCGGAGTGTCTTTAGCTGACCTCTAAATTCGTTACTTACGCTTGCTGAACCGTTAGCGACCAGGGACTCACCAGTAGACCCGATTGACTCAAGAACCTTGAGGCCTTCAAGGTTAAACAAGCCCTGCGCCGCAGTGCCGCCACCTGTGCCACCCTGTGGAACAGAAAGCGGTGTGGTTAAACCTTGGAGTTCTGTAATGTCGTTGTTAATGCCTGCAGTAGCTGCACCAAGATTTGTACGTGCGTTTGCGGCGTTGGAAGCTCCCGTTCCACCGATGGAAACAGCTAGTGGGGATCCTGCATTCAGATCATTGATATTGATTTGCGAGGGATCAACATCCAGAGTGATAGAACTGTTGTTTTCAGTAAGAGCACCGGTTAGCCTGCTCGACCCTAGTTTGATTGGTCGGAACTGAGCTTCCAAAGAGCCGTCAGGTTGTGTCGGCGTACCTGAAAGAATGTTTAGTGGAGAACCAGTTTGACTTATATTTACTGCACTTACAACGCCAGTATTGTTAAAACTAACATCTACTCTGTCAAGTGAAGGCTCATCAATAGCCTCTACGTTGACACCAACCCCATCTTGAAAATTTAAAGATTGTCTAGTGCCTACAGCAACACCATCTACTGTATAGATGGATTTTTGTGTTGTCGTGTTATCAACGACAACAGCTGTTAGAGTTGCCGCTAAATCACTATATGTAAATGTGATGCTACCACTGCTTGTTGCCTGAGCACCGACAATATCTTGTATAGCCTCAGTAACAGCCGCCCACGTAATTTGCTTGGCTTCACTACTGGTTGCACTCAGCTGGTCTACAATCAGTAGAACGTCATCAGTTGACGGCGTCGTCAAAGACGCCAGATCAGTGATATTTCTTGTTGCGACCATTAGAGAGCACCTCGGACCTT